GATCGTGTGCGCCCGCGAGTTTGGCTACACCATCGGTGAGGCGAACAGCATCGCAACGGGTGTTGCGGAACTTGGCGCTTACTCGCAAGGCTACGGCGTCGGTAACGCGATTGAGTCTTCGATTGCGGCATTGAGTTACACCGATGTCTGGACGACCCCGATTGCCCCTTACAACGCACTGACCTTCTACCGCCATGCCACGCCGCAGGCTCGCATCGGTTTCTTCAGTTCGGGCGGTGGCGCATCGGGTAACTTCACTGATGAGATTCAACTATCAGCGGGCACGATGAGCATCACGCAGCTTCGCGCATGGCTGGACGCCTTGATGCTTCAAGATACCGACCAGAACGCGAACACTGGGGTAACAGGTTCATTCAAACCGAAGCGTGCCGAACCGCTCTACACGATTGATGGTGCAACAGGTAAGCTCGTTACGAGAGCAGGTATCTACGTTAACCCGGCCAAGCTGACCGCCGAAGCGCAGCAGCAGATCATCGAGACGGACGATGCGGGCGGACTGCACTACATCCCATTCAACGCGGGTATCACCATCACGCTTTCTTCCGCTTGGATTGCTGATACCGCACCGTGGTTCCGTATGCTCTACAAGGATGCCTTGGACTTGAATGACTACGACACAGCCAACGCCATCACCGTCAAGGACGCGGGCGCGGTGAATATCGCAGGAGACGACACCGATGCTCGAATCTCTGGCACTACCTTGTCGCTGTTCTACGCTTATGACACCGAGACAGCGGGCGGCAACGTGACGGCGGGGACAGATCAGACGGTGGTCTTGCAGGTCGGTGGCGTGGATGCGACGAAAACCAAGTCGATTGAATTCACCATCACACGCTCGGCCAATATCCCGGTCGATGCGCGGACGGATGCCGAGACGAACTAAATGGCCCAAGTCGCCAGTGTCGATTACGACACCAAGCGGGTGTTCCTGCACGCCGACACGGTGAGCGCTGGTTTCGATGTAATTGCAGCTTACTTCGAGATCAACGCCCTCCGTGCGGCTAATGCTTTTGGCGAGCAAAACCGGGTGCACTGCATGTCGGCGGAGGGCAACATCCAGAAGACGACGACGACCTTCACGCCGCGCTATGGCTACGTCGAACCCGGTTGGCGTTTCGTTCCATACGACACCGGAGCCAGCACCAGCTATAACCTCGATCTATTGGCCGAGATCGTGTCGAAGGATCAGTTGACTGACCGAGACGTATTTGATCGCAGCGGAGTCGCGGCGACAGTGAACATAGACCCGATCTACGAAAAGGTGGAGATTCGCGTCATTACGACTGGAGGATCGTCGCTGACGACCGAGGAGCACGACAAGCTGATGGCGGTGCCGAGCGCAGCAACGAACACATCAGCCATCTTCGCGCAGGCGCAGGTGACGCCGATCCATTCTGACATGCGGAAGGCTGTCGGCACATCACTCAAGGGCGATGGCACCGATTCTGACAAAATCCGTAGTGTTCTCGTTCCGTAATGTGGATAGATGAGTCATTTTCAGCCGAGTCGTTTTCCGCAGAATCTTGGGGGGAATCTTGGGGCCTGACGTGGGAAGCCGCGCAGGATGAGTCGCTGTTCAAAGGCGGCGGCCGTGCACATCCGCGTCAGCAGGTGCGCCCCGCGCTATTCAAGCCGCGCCCATTCCGTCCGGCACGGCCCGTATTGACGCTTCCACCACGTGACGAAGACGAGGCGCTGTTGATGGCCTGCGGCATGTTTTAGAAAGTCGCCTCATTCGCTTGAAGAGGCGACATTCCACGTGGTTCCATTCAGCGCATGGAAAAAACCATCAAGCCCGGAACTCGCGTCACTCGCGCCTTTGCGTGCGAGCGTTCCGTCGACGAGGACGCGCGAACTGTCTCGCTTGCCTTTTCCAGTGAGACTCCCTACGAACGCTATTGGGGGATCGAGATTCTCGATCACTCCCCTTCTTCGGTGCGCATGGATCGGCTCAAGTCCGGCGCACCGTTGCTCATCGATCACGACAATTCTGTTCGCAGCCAGGTTGGCAGCATCGAATCCGTTGAAATCGGCGACGACCGGGTAGGTCGCGCCGTAGTGCGTTTCGGGAGAGACGCCGACTCGGATGCGATCTTCCAGAAGGTCAAGGATGGGATCGTGAAAAATGTCTCCGTCGGTTATCTCATTCATCATGCCACGCTGGTGGAAGAGAAAGACGATCTCGAAACCTACCGCGTCACCGATTGGGAACCCCTCGAAATCTCGCTCGTCGCCGTGCCGGCCGATCACACCGTTGGTGTAGGGCGGTCAATGGATGGCGGCGATAACGTCATCGAAATCCTCAAGGAGAAAAAAGTCATGCCGGAAATCACTGTCGAAGAAGCTCGCGCTCAGGCGCAGGCGGATTCCAACAAGCGCGTCGCTGAAATCATCGCCCTGGGCGAACTGCACGCTTCCCGCGGCGGCGACAAACTCGCATCCGAAGCACTGCGCAGCGGAAAGTCGGCTGATGAATTCCGCGCCCAGCTGCTCGAACACATCGCCAAGCATCCGCAGCAGCCTACCGCCGAGATCGGCATGACGCATGAAGAAGCCAAGCGCTTCAGCTTCATGCGCGCGATCAACGCGCTGGCCAATCCCGGCGACCGCAAGGCGCAGGAAGCCGCGCGTTTCGAGCGCGAAGCCTCCGACGCATTTGCCGCCAGGGTCGGAAAATCGGCGCAGGGCTTCTTCGTCCCGGTCGAAGTTCAAAAGCGCGAGATGACAGCCGGCACGGGATCGGCGGGCGGCTACACCGTCGCCACCGATCTGCTGGCGTCCAGCTTCATCGACCTGCTTCGCAACCGCATGATGGTGATGCGTATGGGCGCCCAGATGCTCACCGGCTTGGTGGGCAATATCGCCATCCCGCGTCAGACCGGCGGTGCGACCGCCTATTGGGTGGCGGAATCAGGCGCACCGACTGAATCGGCCCCGACCTTCGACCAGGTCGCCATGTCGCCGAAGACCGTTGGCGCGTTCAGCGACATCAGCCGCAAGCTGCTCCTCCAGTCGAGCATCGACGTCGAATCCTTCGTGCGCAACGATCTGGCCACGGTGCTGGCGCTGGCCATCGACTCGGCAGCCATCTCCGGCACCGGCACGAGCAACCAGCCGACCGGCATTCTTTCCACCAGCGGCATCGGCGACGTGGCCGGCGGCACCAACGGCCTGGCCCCGACCTTCGCGCACATCGTTGAGTTGTGGTCAGACATCGCCATCGCCAATGCGGATTTCGGCAACACCGGCATCCTGACAAACGCCAAGGTGATCGGCAAGCTCATGACCACGCTCAAGACATCCGGCGTGGCCGGGTATGTCGTCGAAGGGTTCCCGTCTGCCGATGGCCTGACCAGCGTTGCCGGGCTGCGTGGAGGCGTGTCGAATCAGGTGCCGAGCAACCTCACCAAGGGCACCAGCAGCGGCGTCTGTTCCGCGATCATCTCCGGCAACTGGAACGACCTCATCATCGGTCAGTGGGGCGCGCTCGATCTGATGGTCGATCCCTATACCGGATCGACTTCCGGCACCGTGCGCGTCGTCGCCCTTCAGGACGTGGATGTGGCCGTGCGCCATGCCGTCAGCTTCAGCGCCATGAAGGACGCGCTGACCGCGTAATGGCCTTCGCCGAAGACATCACCGCCTTCTATGCCGATTTCGGCGAGCCGGTCACGGTGAATGCAGTCGCCGTGACTGGCATCTTCGATCTTGTCCCGGGTGATGCTTTCGGCATTGTCAATAACAGCAAGGCAACGCTGCGCGTGCCATCGTCCGTGGCGGCAGCAGTCGGCCAGTCAGTCGTGCGCGGCGGAACTACCTACACCATCGCCTCAGTGGACTATGCCGACTTCTCTGGCGCCGAGAATCTGATATATCTGAAATGAGCCAGCGCGAAACCATCCTCGCCGCCGTCGCCACCAAGCTCGCCGGACTGGCAGGGGGGCGTGTTTACCGCACGCGGCGCGAACAGATCGGCACGCTTCCGGCGGTCGTAATCACGCCGGCCAGCGAAACCATGCAAGAGTTCGCGCTCGGCCTGCTCGATCATTCGCTCGAAGTGTCGATCGACGTCTACGCCAGCGGCGACACCCCAGACAGCGCAGCCGATGCCGTCATTGAAGACTCATGGGCCGCGCTGGCCGCAGACCCGACGCTAGGCCTCGGCAGCAACGTGCAGTTGCGATTCATCCGCGACATCCAATGGGATTTCGAAGATTTTGACATGGCGCGGGCCAGCCTGCGCATTACCATCGAATACCGCACTTAAGGAGTACACACCATGGCCCGCTATATCCGAAACACAGTTTTGCTGGCAAAGACCGAAGTGACCTATGGCACCGACCCGACGCCGACAGGGGCCGCCAATGCCATGCTCGTATCCAATGTCAGCGTCGAGGTCGCATACAGCAACGTCGACCGTGATCTGCTGCGCGGCTATTTCGGCGGCTCGGATCAACTCGTCGGCACCCGCTCGGTCAATATCAGCTTCGACGTCGAGTTGGCCGGTTCCGGCACCGCTGCCACCGCGCCGGCCTGGGGGCCGCTGCTCAAGGCGTGCGGCTTTAGCGAAACCGCGACGACCTTCGTCACCTATGCGCCGATCAGCACCGCCATCGGCTCGGTGACGATCTATTACTATCTCGACGGCGCACTGCATAAGTTGCTCGGCTGCCGTGGTTCTGTATCGTTCAAGATGGATGTGGGTGGCAAGCCGACCATGAACTACAAGTTCACCGGCCTCGACGGCGGCCTGACCGCCGCTACCAATGCCACACCGACGCTGACCGCCTTCAAGACGCCGATCGTCGTCACCAACACGCACACCGGCGACGTAACCCTCGGATGCACACTGTCGAGCGGCTCACTGTCCGGCGGCACCACCTACACATCGCAAGGCTTGTCCATCGACCTGAATGCGAACATTCAATTCACGCCGCTGCTTGGTGGCGAGACGATCGACTTCAACCAGCGCCAGCCGTCCGGCAGCGTCAGCCTCGACTTGACTGCCGCCGACCAGGTCAGCTTCAAAACCGCCGTCGATGCCAACACCACCACATCGATGGGCTTCCAGCATGGCAGCGCCGCCGGCTACATCGCGCTGTTCTATGCGCCAGTGGTTCAGCGGCTCAACCCGAAGCTGGTTGATCTGAATGGCCGCGCCATGATCGGCTATGACCTGCGCTTCCTGCCGTCCGCCGGCAACGACGAACTTCAGATCATCACGAAATGATCCGCCTCACACCTCCCTCTACTTTCAAGGCGCGCGTGCGCTTCACGCAGCCAGGCGCCGACGATGCGCTGGTCGACTTCGAGTTTCGCCATCAAGCGCCCGCGGCGCTACAGGCGTGGTTTACCGCATCGAAAGACCGCAACTTCGTCGATGCGCTCGGCGATGTGATCGTCGGTTGGTCTGGTGTGATCGATGAAACCGGCGCCGAGGTGCCCTTCACGGCGGATGCACTGGCGGCCTTCGTCGCTGCGCACACGCCGCGCGCGACCGAACTGCTGGGCGCCTATTTGCGGGAATTGACCGAGAGCCGGCAAAAAAACTGAAAGCGGCTGCCGTCGCGCTGGTGCGTGGCGAGACCGGCAGCCGGATCGACGACGAAGTACAACAGGCCGCAGCAGCCTTCGGCCTACAGGTGGCACCCGAGCAGCAAAGCGGCGGTCTAGAAGTCTGGCCGGAAAATGAAACCATCGTGCGCGTCTTCATCGCCATGGGAACCCAGTGGAATGTCGGCTTTGGCGGCGCCATCGGCCTGCGCTATGAAGCGTTGCCTGTCGTCTTTGATGTGCTTGGCATCGCCGCAGACGAGCGCATCGCCGTTTTCGGCGGCCTGCGCACTATGGAACACGCTGCACTTGAGGAAATGAGCCGTGGCCGACAATAGAACAAATATAGTCATCACTGCCGTAGACCGAGCCAGCGCGGCCTTCCGTTCCATCCAGGGCAGTCTCGGTAGCATGGGCAAAATCGCCAGCGCCATCGCCCCGCAATTCGCGGCGCTTGGCAGCGCGCTGTCCATCGGCGGCATGGCCGCCTTCGTAAAATCATCCATCAACTCCGCCGACGAGCTTGGCAAGCTGTCGCAAAAAATCGGCATCGGCATCAAGGATTTGGCCGGACTGAAATTCGCCGCCGACCAGTCCGGAACCAGCCTCGAAGGCGTCGCCAAAGGCGTGCGCAACATGGCGCGCTACATGACCGAAAACGGCGACAAGCTGCGTGCCGCCGGCATCACCGCCAAGGACGCGAACGGCGCGTTGCTGCAATTGGCCGACCAGTTCAGCCGCATGGAAGACGGCCCGAAGAAAACCGCCATTGCCATGCAGATATTCGGCAAGGCCGGCACCGACATGATTCCGATGCTGAACATCGGCGCCGCCGGGCTGGAAAAGTTGATGCGGCGCGGGCAGGAATTGATGCCCATCACCGACGATCTGGCGCGCAAGGCGGAAGAGTTCAACGACAAGCTCGACGATCTATCGAAGTCATTTGGCACGATCGGTTACGAGATCGCCAATACCGTCCTGCCGCCGTTGACTAAATTACTCGACGAGTTCCGCGACGGCAAGGAGATCGCCGGCGGCTTCTTCGAATCGCTCCGCCTGTTCGGCCTTGGAATCGACCCGTTCAAAGGGACGATGGGCAACCTCGACAAGATACAGGGCGAGTTGGCCCGCTTCCGCGCCGCGCAGAAAAACGCCGGCAGCCTGGGCGCCGTCGTCGACGGCTTCTTCGGCATGTTCTCGCCGCAGCAGATTGCCAAGGAAATCGCCGACCGCGAAAAGCAGGTCGAGTTCCTGGTGCGGCAGCGCCGTCGCGAATTGCTGGACAGGTACGGCAGCTTTGACGACGCCAGGGATTTGCGCGCGCGGGCGCGGGGGGCGATAAAGCCATCAAAACTCGGCAACATCCTCGACAACCCCACGAAAGCCGGCAGCGTCGACAATA